GGTAAAGACCATCCGTTTTGGTCAACAGGGTGTGAAGGGTTCACCCAAGGGTTCTACACGTAACAAGGCTTTCAAGGCCAGACATGCAGCTAACATTAAAAAAGGTAAGATGTCCGCAGCTTATTGGTCGGATCGTGTTAAATGGTGATACAATTAGATAATGGCAGGTATGCTAAAAATTGCCCCAGTTGTGGTGTACAGCAAACATACTTAAGAAAAAATTATGCAGTTGCCTCAGAAGAATTGGGTAAAGTTTGTAAAAGTTGCTCTAATAAAAATTTAGGCAGTAACAGCCACAAAGGTTTTTATAAAGGCGTTCTTAGAGCTTCTTTTGTACATAAATACAAAACAGGTGCAGAAACTAGGAACATTGAATGGAACGTAACTTTTAACTATTTAGCTGATCTACTAATAGAGCAAGATTTTAAGTGTGCTTTATCAGATGCCCCACTAGATGCTATGGAAATTGTTAACAATTGTTCTTTAGATAGGATAGATAGTTCTAAAGGCTATATTGAAGGTAACGTACAATGGGTAACAAGTATGGTAAATATGTGCAAACAATCCTATACCCAAGAAGATTTCGTTACTATGTGTAAAGCTGTTGCAGACAAGGTGAAGTGGTAATGGATTTATCAGATACGATTCTCGGATTAGTTTCTTTGATTGTAGGTATGATTGGATTCTTCCTTGGAAGATTGTCCGATGCTGTACGTTCTATTGAAAAACAAGTAGCAGATATTCCTAAGGAGTATGTGTTAAAGGTAGAGTATCGTGATGATATTGATGAAATTAAATCCACTCTGAAAGACATCTTTATGATCCTCCGTGAACATGAAAAGTCTAGTACTCGGGATTAGTCTCCTCTTCCTATCAGGTTGCAGTATGTTAAGTAGTATACTCCCCTCACCGGGAGTAAATGCCAATGTACAGGCAGGGGCTGAGAATACTCAGCAGATTGTAGGTAGTCAAACTCGTACTGGGGATCAGGCACAAGTAGCTGATCAAGCCAATCGTGTATTGGGTACTCAGATTATTAATGAGGAAGTACCTCCGTGGGTGTGGATACTGATGATCATGGGCTGGCTCCTGCCCTCCCCACAGGAGATTTATAATGGTATAATTAACCTGTTTACCCTCATCTTCGGGAAAAAGAAATGACCTACGTAGAAATTATTAATGCAGTCCTACGCCGACTCCGTGAAACTAGTATCTCAGGTAACTGGTCAGGTACCCTACCGTCCTCTACAAATACAAATGATTACCAGAAACTAATTGGTGATTTAGTAAATGAAGCTAAACGTGAAGTTGAAGATGCTTGGAACTGGAGTATCCTTAGAAGTTCTACGACAATTACTACTGTAGCAGGTACACGGCAGTATACTTTGACTGGTACCAATGAACGTTCCCGTATCCTAATGGCACAGGAACAAAGTAATGGTTCAATCCTACAGGAAATGAACGATGCCTACCTGCAATCTACCAAGTATCCCACTAGTGCAGTACAGCAAACCATCCCAAGTTATTATTCAGTAGTTGGTGTAGACTCAAGTACTGGTGAATTGCTCATTGAGTTTGAAGCTGTACCTGATGCTGTCTACAATATTACCTTCCGTGTAGTAAATCCACAGGGGGATTTTGATGCACCGTTGACTGTACTTAAGGCACCGCATCAGCCAGTAATCCTCGGTGCATGGGCACGTGCTATTGCTGAACGTGGTGAGGACGGTGGTAGTCTAAGTGATATGGTCTTTGGTCAATACACCAATGCACTGTCAGATGCCATTCAAATTGATGCTGGCCGTACTATTGGGGAAGTAGATTTCTATGTCAGCTAAACCACTATCGCCCCTAGTACTTAATGACCTAGGTGTTTATGGATTAAACACTCAGGCCAGTCCCGGTGCATTACCACCACAATGGCTTGCTAAGGCTGATAACATTATCCTTGATGAACAGGGACGTATCTCCAGTCGTAAGGGTATTCAGCAAGTAAGTACTACAGTAACTGGGGAAGAGGTACAGAGTATTGTAGAGTATAAGAAAGCAAATGGTTCCACTGAGATGTTCTGTGGTACTGATGGTGACATCTACAAGATCAATACTGCCAATTCTCCATATACCTTAGATGCAGTTACTCGTACTGGCACTCCTCAAACCATCTCTAGTGGACACTGGCAATGGGTAAACTTTAATGAAAAACTGTACGGTGTGCAGAATGGACATACTCCTGTCTATTATAGCGGCACTGCTTGGACTGATCTTGTTGATCTGGGCAGTTACAATCCTCCATCCGGTATTACTACGTTTGATCCCAGTTGTGTCCTAGGAGAGTACGGTAGATTGTGGGTAGGTGGCATGACTGAAAAGAACAATGTCATCTACTATTCAGATACCTTGCAGGGGGACAAGTGGAATACTGGTGCAGCAGGACAGACAGGACAGATTGACCTTAAGACTGTCTGGGGTAATGATGAAATCGTAGCCATCAAAGCCTTCATGGGTAAGCTGATAATCTTTGGTACTAAGAATATTGCCATCTACAATAATCCAGATGATCCTACTACGCTGGCATTGGATGAATTGATTGAAGGTATTGGACTGAAAGCACGTGATTCAGTAGCCAATCTTGGTGATGACATCCTATTTCTTAGTAATACTGGTGTCCGTTCCTTGGCACGTACTGTAACCTCCGATGGTAAAATGCCCTTACGGAATTTCTCCAAGAATATCCGTGATGAATTGGCATTGAATATTACTACTGCAGATATGGAACGCTGTAAAGCTGCCTACTGCCTCTGCGGTGGATTCTATATGCTGGCATTCCCTGACCGTAATACTATCTACTACATGGATTTTACTATCATTAATCCTGATAGCACTCCCCGTGTAAGTAAATTTGTATTTGATTCTGGTCAATGTCCAACAGCCATGTTATCCACAGTAGATGGTACTATGTGGATGGGTAGAAATGATGTGGGTGCAAATATTGCTAAATATCAAAACTATTTTGATCAAATTAAAACAGATGAAACAGCCACCTATGGTACTCAGGTAGCTTGTGAAGCTGCAGGACACACTTGGGAATCCGTTAACTCAAAATGCTGGAGCACTACCAATCAATCCTACACTGGTAGCTTCCGTACCGTTTGGCTGGACTTTTCCCAAGTAGGTTCCAACCCCAGTATTACCAAGATCCTCAAGGAATTTTTCGGTGTAATTGTGGGTGGTAAGGACATGAATGTTGATTTTACGTGGTATCGGGATTATAATGTCAACGGGACTACTCAAAGTTTTACACTAACTCCAACCGCTACTGGTGCTGTTTTCCTTTGGAATGCTCCTACCAGTTTATATAGTAGTGCTACTTATAGTCCGGGTTACAATCCAACGGAATATAAGATACCCCTGAGCCGTACTGGTAAAGTACTACAGATTGAAATGAAGGCAGGTATTAATGGATATAAAGCCAGCCTCCAAAGTATGGCACTCCTAGCAAAAGAAGGGAAGATTAGATAAATGTCAAACTATAACATTCAAATTAGCTGGTCCGGTAAAGATGCACTTCCTGATTCAGATCCAGCCAAGGTTATCTCAGGTAATGATTTTCAGACTGAGTTTGAAGCAGTCCGTACTGCCATTAACTCCAAGGCTGAGACTGTAGATATTCTTTCCTCAGTATATCCGGTTGGTAGTATCTATATGAATGCTACCAATAGTACTAACCCTGCAAGTATTCTTGGTTTTGGTACTTGGACTGCTTTTGGTGCTGGTCGTGTACCTGTGGGTTTTGATGCAAGTAATAGTAATTTCAATGCTGCAGAGAAAACTGGTGGTAGTAGCGATGCAATTGTTGTAAGCCATACACATACTGCAACTTCTTCTGTTACCGATCCGGGCCATAAGCATCAAATACAAGCAACTGCAAACGGTTCTGGAACTGGTGGAACCGGACCTTTTGTTGAAGGTTCTTATAATCGAGATACAACTACAGCTACTACAGGAATTACGGTAGGAACAACTGTAAATTCAACTGGTTCCTCTGGCACAAACGCCAATCTCCAGCCGTACATTACTGTATATATGTGGAAACGTACTGCGTGATAACTCAGAAGGACATTAAGAGATACTTAGATAAATCCGGGGATAGTTTCATTTATGGAGATAACATAGTAGTAAATGAACACGGGTTTATGAGTTGGAATATACATGAAAGTAAGTTAGTGTTATTAAATGTATATGGGAATGGTAAATACTGGGATAATTTTAGTATTGAATTAGCTAAGAAGTTAGACCTTAAAACAATTTTAATAGCCACTCGGAGAAGTCCAAAGGCTTTTACTAAAAAGTTCGGATACAAGATTACCGGACATATACTTGAGAAGGAAGTGTAATTATGGGCGG